TTAGCCTATAGTTAGCCTATAGTTAGCCTATAGTTAGCCTATAGTTAGCCTATAGTTAGCCTATAGTTAGCCTATAGGTATCTGTAGTTAACCACAAGTATACGTCAAGTTAGCATAATGAAGAGAGTACCAAAGGTTACCCTAAGGTACTCCCCAAAGGGGATATAGATTAACTATAGGATCCCTTAAAGGCTAGCTTGCTAGTAGTGGACTATAGTAGACCCCCTACAGCAGCTCTAAGTAGTGCATCAACAGTACCTACATCACCATTCAATAAGGAAACCACTAAAAGGACAATAATAATGATGATCTTGATAGCTATTACTAGTTTATGATTCAATGGTCTCATATGGATACTTTGAGTTAACTAAAAGGGAACATAAAGAAAAATCTAAAGTCAGTCTTTATGAGCCCCTTTAGAATATCTCAAAGGGTCTATAGGTAACCCCATTATTTTTTTAATTATTATTTTCTTATTTTTTGTCAGGAGGGGGTCAGGTAGATATCTTATATATACCTTTTTCTGGCCCCTTCTGGGAGAAGAGATTTTATTCGGAGTAGTCACTTCACCCTTATAGGGATGATTTTATCTTGTAAACTTGTATCCCTCTGAATATTTGTATTTATTGAATCCCTTGGAAGTACCTGATTCTCTTACATTTTCTGTAATTGTATTTATTCCTATTTTTCTTGTAATAAACCCATGAAAGGTTTCCAAAGATTCCTCTAGCCATTCTGAAGTTACTTCATTTATTCCTTCATCAGCATCAATTCCCATGAAATCTACTAAATACTTGACACCTATAGCTAAGGCATCCAATCTATCATCGTGAACTAGTGATCCTCTGTCTGAGGTAATCCTAGTCATCTGATAGAACAGTGCATACTTGTAGTCACCTTCAGGGACACTATCGATATCCCTATTGATGCACTCAGGGGTAACTATCATCTTATGGTTACCTAGGACAGGCTCTAGGGTATCTATGATGCGTACTTCTTTCTGTCCTGTTGACTTAACTTCTTTAGTACCGCATTCCTTATAGACCTTCCTAAGGACAGGCTCAAAGAGCTTGAGGTACATGCCATCACCAAAGTTACCTTCAATGACTACCTCATTAACCTTCCATTTCTTAGCAGTGTTCGCTAGTTTATTTAGGACTACATCAGAGTACCCCCCTAGGAGACCTCCTGCTTCCATCACGTAGATGTAACCATTAAGATAGTATAGTACACAATATCCCGTCTCATCACGCCCCCTGCCAGACGGATCAACACACATCATCTTATAGGAATACTTCTCCATCTCTGGGGAAGCTGTATGGCACATATAATAAGCATCTCCCTTTAATCCCATTACCTTTGGGATCTCCTGAAGGGAGACCTTACGAGCAGGATCAGGCATCCATGTAAGCTTCATAGGTGCTTCATCTGTACTGAAGGTGCCTACAATGAGATCTCTAAGTCTCAATGGGTACTTATCAGCATCAGATAAGCTAGTGTCTAGCATGAACTGCAGCAGGAACCCTGCTCTTCTATAGGACAGCTCTCGTTTCTGTAGATCCTCTTCGTTGAATCTAAGGGGATCTGTAGGCTTACCTGCATACTTCTTGGGATCACTATCATACTTATCTGCAATGAACTTAGCTAGTTTGTCCCCGTAGGATGCTCTATGGGCGTCATCATAGGGGTACCTTGCAGGGTAGATAATAGCAGTGTAGCCTCTCTCCTGAAGTTCATTATAGAGAGACATTTCATTCTGAGGAGTACCAAGGTAAATGATGGTACCATTAGGCTTGATAACAGCATCGAATTCCTTTACTAACTCGAATAGCTGATCTCTAAGTACCTGAGTAAATGAATTAGATGGAACTTCCACCTTTATGTTAAGGTAAGGTCGTTAGTCTTACCCCATCGTCTTTTCACAGAATCCGCCACATTTTCAGCGGCAGAGACAAACTTACAGTGATCCCTAGAATAGATCTTGCAGTAACCCTTCTTAATGTCCTTATCAAGGTGCATGCTAGAGTCCTTCTCCCACTCTTCATACCCTTCTACCTCATGGATAGTATTCAAGAAAGTGGTGAAGTTATGCCATCTAGGATCTACCCTACAGCCTACATAGCTAGTCTTGTAGTTACCATAGGCTCTCTTAAGCATATTAGCCCACAGGTCATAGATTCTGCGAATGATGCTATTAGAGCCTCTATCAGGTATTCTAATAGGAGACCCCATAAAACCCACACCATAGACTGTAGGTTTCATAAAGTCCTCAAACTTGCCTGCCTTAATGTTACACGTCTGAACATCTATGACTGTACCAGTCTCGACAAACTGAATGACAGCCCTAGGATGTTTGGTTTTACCATTAGGAAGTTTTTGTTTCTTAGTCCTAGACAGAATCTTAATAAGACCTTTAGGAGTTTCGTAAGTTTTGTTAATTTCGTACATAGTTATGTTCCTTATAAATGACGATGCTTCATATCTCTATGAAGACCAGACTATATCTTATACCAAAAGGTATCCCCATTTTTCGAGTCACTTGACCCTACATAATAGTCGTTACACCTGCTATAAAGCTCGGCTCGGTATTGTCTTTCCTAGTTAGGACTGAGTTTCACCGAATTTAAGGGGTTTAGAGACGACATGATTAAAGTTTATCGTCTGCCACAATGAGATCAGCACGGGAGCCTGTAAGCTGCCCTTTGATACCCACGGACTTAACACTGGGGCTATGGTCAGGCTTAGCTGGACCAACATCAAATAGGTTCTGAGTATCTCTTTGTCCCTCTCGTGCCTTTAGGTGCTCTAAGAATGACAACTCATTAATAATTTTCTTAATGAAGGTAGCATTTGCATCAGCTCTTTCTTTGTTAGCTGAGACAACCATGATCTTACATTGAGGGTTCCTCCATAGGCACCATACAACATAAGCACACGTAATGAAGCTCTTAGCTACCCCTCGGAACCCCATAAGAATGAATCGGTCACTCGGGGGGTTCTGAAGGGTCTTAGCAATGTCAGCCTGAATAGGGGTTACCTGAGGTAGCCCAATAGAGTGCCAAACTAGGGAGGTAAAGAGGGGGAAGTTAGTGTAATATGGGAGCAGAGCTTTATTAGTTGACAAGGCCGTTAGCTCCATAGTCTAACTCAAAGTTATCTTTAGTAGCCTTCAGTAAGGATGCTAATGCATTGTCTCCATCTTCACCGGCTTTAGGGACACAATTGATGCCATTTCTCTGCAGCTCCTTGATAATCGCATTGTATAGCTGAGGGTTACGTTTCTCTGGGTCTTTAAGATCGTTCAGCATGTTCTCCAACATGTTGTCCTGAATCAAGCTCAGCAAGCTCTCTCTGTCTAATGGTTCTTTGTTCTTCATTGATTCTCACTCTCCTAGCAGCTAGGTAGGGGTCTACCCAGTACTTTTTTATCATTGTTATAATGCCTACTATAGTGTACACAATGGTACCTATGTAGACCCAATCACTTAGGGCTACCCCTAATACGGTAACCCCAGTGACAGCTATAGGGGGAGACATATTAATAATATCCTTTGCTATGGATCCCCCATCCTCTGCTGTAGATTCTATATCTAGGAATCTCATTAGTTCACACCTAAGAGACTTCTAAAGTCAGCTTTCTTAAAGTGTGCTCCTTTAAGTAACTTTCCATCAGCTCTATAGGTAGGACAAAGGTTGCCATTGTCATCAACCATCTTGCTCATGAATTCCTCTGCAAGAGCCTTAATGCCTAACTCAAGAGGATACTTATGTTCAATAGCATACATGATGCAAACCCAGATAAGATCACAGAGTTCTTTGAAGTCCTCTGGGCAATCTGAAGCTTCCTCTGCCCATTCTTCAAACTCCTCAAGGATGAGCTTAAGATAGAGCTTTCCGTTCGTCCCTGAAGGGTGAACCTTGTTGAACAATCTCTGCATCGTGTCCGCAAGAGACCCTGTGGAATATTCTAAAGACTCGCTGATTGCTTGAACCGTGGTATTCATGTTTTTCCTTTTTATCTAATTCAAATTTACCATCAATGAGAACATCAACATAATTCAATATGGGCTTATCTTTGATATCCTCATAGGTACGTCCTGTCCATAGCCATATCTTCTTGGTGTTCCCATAGGCACCCCTCACACGCTTCAGGATTTGCTCTACAACTGGCTCATTGTAGGGCTCTAAGGGGTCACCCCCTAGGATACTCAATCGTTCAATATAGGGCGATTTAAGAGCATCTAGGAGGGTGTTTATAGTGTCCTCAGTAAACGGTGTTCCATAGAATGGATTCTGGGCTTTCCAATTGAAGCACCCTCGGCAATCTAAAGAACACCCTGAGACAAACAAATCTACGCCTATGCCATCACCATTGGTCATACTACAGGTATCTAACTTAGCGTAGTTCATGGTTTACATACACACTCGATCTTTAATCTCTGCCATCTTAGCATCGTTCATACGGGTTTTCCCGTTGACGTTACTGTATCCTAAATCAATTTTGTTAATCTGCATATTCCTATGCAGTTCAGACTATCTCTTATATGTATTCGACAGTTAACTCAAACTTCTTGATATAGCCATTATTCTTTTGCATATACCATTTAGCTAAATTACTGGTAGATAAGCCAGCATCTCTGCAGAAGTCATTACAAGAATCATAGTACAACACTGTACCTGCCTTGGTAGTCACTTTGAGTTTTCTGCATACAGAGTATCTTACGTTCTCTATATGTGTCATCCATTCAAGATTCTCTGGTCGGTTATCATCTCTAATCTTGTTTATATGGTTGACTTCTAGTCCTTCCTTATACCCATTTACGAACGTCCTAGCGACTAAGTAAGCAACAGACTTGTCACGACAACAACCATTCAGTTGTAGTCTAACACGTAAGTATCCTAGCTTACTATAGGGCGTTAGCTTATACATTTTCTTTTGGTTCTTAGTACCATAAATGTTACCGCAGGTATCTGCATAATAGCTTGGGTAGTCTGGAATTTCTTTTAACATATTTCTCCTATATAGTCGTTACACATTTCCGTAGTCACACGGGTTAGCACGGGATTGTCCGTTCTGGATGTTCCCCGTTTAGGGAGAATTTAACGTGAGCCTTTAGATTAACCCACAAACTCTTGAGATAATTGAGAGATTATGAGAGCCACAGTGTGGGCACTTGTTCATAGCATTAGTGGAGTGCTTATGACAGTCTTCACAATAGACACTATCAAAGTTAATACCTTGATAGAACCCTTTATCCATCCCACGGAGGATCAGTGCCTTAAGTGCCTGAAGGTTCTCAGGGTTAGTCACTCGATTATAGACAATGTGGCCTCCGTTGCACAAATGAAACATCTCATATTCAGCATCTTGTTTCTCGAAGGGAGTGATGTTTTCATTGACATGCATATGGAAGCTGTTAGTGAAGTATTCTCCAAACTGATGGTCACCTGTATAGTCAGCATATTGTTTAGCTTGAACCCCACAAAGGTTCTCTGCAGGGGTACCATAGACAGCATAAAGGTATCCATCTTCTTTCTTGAACTGCTCTACCTTATCGTTAATATGCTTAAGTACAGTTCTGGCAAACCAAGGATCCTGATAGAGTGTCTTACCAGTAGCAAGGATATTAAGTTCATTGAGAGCAGTAACACCAAAGGATGCAGTCATGTAGTTGACCAAATCACCAATCTCATCGTCTGCCTTAAGGTTCCCCTTATAGAACCCTCCTTGCATGAATGCCATAGGATTGGTACAAGCTTTAGTGTGTCTGATGATATCATAGCGTTTCTTAAGGAACTCTCTGATTACCTCCAAGCGGTTATCCAAGACCTCATAGAAGTCTTTGTTCTCTTGTTTAGCTACAGCGTAAATCAGGGGAAGATTAAGGGACACTGCACCAATGTTACAGCGCCCTGTTGTCACACTAGGATTCTCTGAGTTCCCCCAGTGTGATAAGTAAGCTCTACACATTATATTCATATTGATTCGCTAGATCAATACCGTTTATTAGACTGCTCATAGTCACCTATGAGATTAGACTATATCTTCTAAGGTCTGAGCCTTAGCACCGCTTTTCGAGGCGCTTGCCCCTACACCCTTACATTCATCAGGGTTAGTCGTTAGGCATTTATCTATAAGAATATAGAATTTAGCACGGGATTGTCTCATTGAGGGTTCCCCCGTTTAACGGTGTTTTAAATGGGCAGTATTACGCGCCCATTGGTGACACAATAGTACCATATTCTAGGTACTCTTGAGCTACCTTATTTACCTCAGGATTCCCTGTGAGGCTAAGGAAATCAGGGTACATACATTTACTAGAGCATTCAATAGCAGTCTCAAAGACCTCATTCACTTCAAGGTACTTATCAACAAGTCTCTTGTCATACAAGTAGATGAGCTTGGGGAATACAACAGGCTTATGGTTCTCCCCGTGGCCGGCCATACGTGTCTTAAGGAGAGCCTCGCAGATACGCTTAAGGAAACTATAGTCTCTCAAGCTGTACGCAGAATCATCCCAGCATCCAAAGGACAACGTAGTGAATGCAAAGTCTCCTCGGGAGCACGGGACAGTATTAAGCTTTAACTCAAGAGACTGAAAACCCTGCTTAAGTTCTCTATTAAGCACCTCATCAGCATAATCAATGTACTTCTGAGGGTCTGCCATAGGGAACATCGTGGAGATCTCATGGTACGCCTTGTTCCAAGTCTTATAGGCATACGGGAGCAACACGAGGTCAATAGAGGGGATTGTGAAGCCCCCAAAAATCTGAGCCGTAGCAACTAAGGTGATATCCCCAATTACCTGAAGTGCACTTAAGACACTCGTAGGTTCCGTGTAGTCGACATTGGACATGCTAAAGCCACCCCTAAGGACATTCCCAATGTCAAACAAACAGCAATTGACGCTACCCATAAGGAGATCCCGCATGTCATGGATGTAGATATCACCCCTCTTAGTAAGCTCTTTTTCTACCGTGGAGAGATAGAATTGTCGATAGAGTTCTTTTGTAAGGTATCCCTTAATGAGCGAGCCTTTTGTTGACACCAGAGAGCTATCGAAGTTAGCATTCTCTCTGTCCCCAAGTAGAAGCACGTTATCAGCTTCATCTTTAACTTTCTCAAATGATTTAGCATAAGTATTCTTATAGTCTCTATATTCTTGATATGCATTCGCTACATCGTTCAGACCAACGTACTTCAAGTAGTGAATCACACTATTATGAAGGTCTTTAGTTGGAGCCTCACCATTGCAGAAACAAGCGTGTACCTTCTCAACTACAATGTTAAGTAGATCAGGATCCACATATTGGTTCACTCTATCAGCCGCCTTATAGACAGCCTCCTTGATCTTGTCCCCATCCCAACCTTCTACAGTACCGTCTTTCTTAATAATCTTCATTTTCCATAGTGTATTTAGTTATTTAATTAGTGTTGCTCTTATCCGTGAACTGTGCCTTAGCAAACTGCTTTATGGCAGAAACTTCCTCAGAAGTAAGTTCACTAGTAATATTAGCATAAATCTTCTTCGTTACGCTGTTGTCTTCGCTATACACGATGACATCAAAGGTAACCGTAGGAATGTCGGGTTTCGTTGTAAAGAATGCCTTACGGTTCTCATACTCACAGGCACCTACATTGCCATCCCAATAAACTTGTATATTCATTTACTTAGTCTGTTAGATAGGCTCAGTAGTCCTCCGTTAATTACTGTGCGTAAATCCTTTAGGACTACTGAAACACCCGAATTACTTGCTCTTCTCAATGCTAATGAGATAGTACAAAGCCTTTAGGGCATCCTTATAGGCTCGGATGTCTCCCTCAGTATGGTAAGACTCCTTGTTACGCTTCTCAATAGCTTCAAGAAGTTTATGCTTAGCCATCATAAAAACATTATCTTCCCATTTTTCATCAATCATCTTTGTATTTCTCCATAATATTAATTAGAGCCTCACCATCAGACTTATCGAATTTAAATCCAAGGTATTCCACAGTACCACTCTTATCGAATGCACTGTTGATGAATCCCTTAGCAACTTCGATGTCTACCTTGTTGTTCTCATCGACGATACCTACCTGTTTCAGCATAGGCAGATACTTACCGATGAGGGTATCCGCCTGATGCAGAATCAAGAACGTACTCCCTCCAAGAATCCATTTCATCGTAGAGGGAGCACTAGGCATCAGTCGAGTATCAACGAACTCAGGGAGAACCTGAGAGATTTTACTCAAACTGATTTTCATAAGGAATTATTATGCTCCAGTAGCAGGAGTATTCGTAGGAGCAGTCCACGAATTGTACTTAGCCATCGGAGTCGGGCAGACAGCACTGATAGGAACAACGGTATCCGTGATCTTACCGATAGTACCCATCATGTTGGCAATGGTACCATCGATACAGCCGAACTTCGCCTGAGTCGTCAGAGCGAGTTCATTGACCTTACCGAGGACAATCTGCTCACGGAGTTCCTGCTTTTCACAGCAACACTTAAGCTCTGCCTGAAGTTTAGCAAGCTCAACACGGTTGTTAGCCGCTTCATCAGCCAGAGGCTTAAGGTACGCAAAGGTTTCATCACGAAGTCTACGGTTATCCGTAAGGGACTGCATGTAGACTTCCTTGGCATTCTTATCAGAGTAGTTCTCAGCCTTGAGCATACCGTTCTCAGCCTGAAGAGCAGAGATGGTAGCCTGATTGTTGTTACCAAAGAGACCACCAAGGACACCACCGCCGTTACCTCCGTTATTGAGGAGACCAAGGGCCGTACCAGTGATACCAAGACCGAGACCTGAGCCTGCAACACCCTTAGAAGCAAATTCTGCCATAATTGTTTTCCTTCTAGTCTTCTAGACTAGTATTTAAGATTAGTAGCTTGAAAATAACTTGAATGCTCATAGCTACTGAAAGAGCACTCAAGTTTTAATTGTTAGAGGCCAACTTTAGCTAAGCCTAAACTAGCAATTGACTTAATCTGAAGGGGCTTTGGTTCTTTAGGCCATACAACATTCTTAGGGAACCCAGATTGCTCAGGAATATCTCTAAGAGCCTGTCTATAGGTTTTAACCTCTTCAAGATCTTCAGCAGAGCTAGGATAATCAGAGGCTAATAAATAATCCGTAGCTTCCAACTTAGCGTTTCTCTGACTACGAACGATAAAATCAAGTTCTTCACCTGAAGGTTCTGGGATAGTTACTACTTCGTAATAGTCTCCTTTATCCTCAATAGTAGCGTTGTTATTGTTACACCACTCGGCTAACTTGGAATACTTTGAGAAAGTGTTAGGAGAAGGGTTTTCTACTCTAGAAGAGCCAGAGGTAGTCGTTGATGTATAAATATAGTCCTCTTCTAGAGGCTTATAAATCTTATCCCCAATCATTTCCAAGACCCCATAATAATAAAGTAGAAGTTAACAGCGTTGACGTTATCCAATGACCTAAACGTAATAGAAGCCTTTTGAGCAGAAGTAATCCGCATGCTATTGGATGTATTATACGCAACCGCCACCGCGTAATCATAAGAAGCAAATGGAGTTTTAAATGTAATAGTCTCGGAACCTCCTTTGATAAGTGATAACTCCCCAGTAATAATCATAAGGCTACTAGAAAAACGCCGCTCTACCGCTGAACCTCCACTAGGCAGTCTGAATGTTGATGTTGAGATGTTGCGCTCTACCTCAGCACCTTCATAATAAAGGTTGTTTTCAATTCCCTGAAGTAGATGATCTACTCCATCGGTATCTTTAGCAGCAATGCCCCAAGAACCTCTTTCACGTGACCCCGTGGCTTCATTATTTCTAAGATATAAGGCGGCTCCCCCCTCCCAAGTTTTTGCACTACGTACTTCTAAACCTTTATAATTGGGGGATGTGTTAGAATCTATTGTACTTAAGTCTCTAAATGATAAACAACCTTCAAGATTACCGCCAGACAATGGCAGATACTTAGAAACATCTGGGATATCACTTACATTAGCCTTTCCTGCTAACCCCGTAGTCAACGCAGAGTTAGTCGCATAGTCCCCCGTAGGCTGCTTCTTAGCTAACTCTGTATCAACATAAGTCTTATCAGCCTTCAGTGCTACTTCAATCTTATCAGCTTTACCAGAGATATCTACAGGAGCAGGAATATCGCTTACGTTAGCAAGTTTAGTAGTGGTACCTGCAGTTCCACTTAAGACATGCAGGTGTTTAGTTGTCTTATCAAATGCCAGCTGACCATTGTGACCTGCATAAGCATTGATTTGTTCGGTTGTACCAGTTAATTGTTTTCTTTCAATAATTGCCATAGTTTTTCTTATTGTTCTCCAAGGTCACCATAGTCAACAAAAGCGTTGAACACTGAGGCGTCTAACTTAGTTGCTAAACCAGTAGTTAAGTTTGCAATAGTTGCATAGTTACCAGCAGGTTGATAATTACCTTTAGCTTGCTTACCATCTAAAGTAGCCTGAAGGTTAGCAATATTAGCAATAGTGTGGGTATGACTAGTGTTAGCTTTACCTGCTAATCCTGTGGTCAACTCCTCAGCGGTAGCATAGTCCCCTGTTGCTTGTTTCTTAGCTAACTCAGTGTCAACATAAGTCTTATCAGCTTTACCAGAGATATCTACATCAACCGGTGCCCACTTCTTAATTGCTCCTCTAATGCCTTTCGCTGTAACGTGACCAAAGGCAGTCTTAGTGCCTTCCTGCAGTTCAGCTAAGACTACATTATAGGTAGTGATACTAGGCTTATTCTTGATGAACGACTTAGCTGTAGTATCGGTCTCTGACCAGTCTGCCTGAAGTTGCCCTGATGAAGCCTGATCAGCATATTCCTTAGCTCTCTCTGCTTGAGCGGTAGCCTCTGTTGCACTAGCTGTGGCACTGCTTGCAGAGGCACTAGCGGCTATCTCTGAAGTCTTAGCATTAGTTTCACTAGTCTTAGCCGCAGAGGCATACTGACCTGATTTTGTTGCCCAACTCTCAGCCCCAGTTGAGTGACCTGCAGCAGTGGTAGCTGATTTAGCAGCCAGATCCTTAGAGGCAGACGCTTCACTAGCACTAGAGGCCGCATTAGTTTCACTAGTCTTAGCCGCAGTAGCACTAGAGGCGGCCGCAGTAACCTTAGCATCTAACGTAGAGTTAGCTTCAGTTACTCTAGCTACCTGTTTGTCACCTTCAGCGGTCACAAGATCTACCTGAGAAGAACCTTCAGTAGTAATAGCAGTAACCTGAGCAGTGCCTGCATCATTGACTTTCTTGACCTGAGTAGTCCCTGCAGTATTGACAGCAGTTACCGAAGTAGTCTGTTGATTCTTTACAGCGTTAACTGAAGAAGTCTGCTGTGTCTGCAGTGCCTCAAGAGCAGTAGCCTGAGCATCAGTGATCTCAGTAGTAGCACTAATCTGTGCTGCTTGTACTGCAGTAACTGAAGATTTCTGCTGATTCTGGATAGCCTCTAAGGCTTTAGCTTGAGCATCCGTAACAGCAGAACCACCTTCAGTCTTCGCAAGGTTAGCATAGTACTTAGCTGAGTACTCTGTACCATCGACAGTACCTTCAGTCTTAGTTGCCCAGTTCTTAGCTAAAGTTGCACTAGAGGCGGCATTAGTTTCACTAGAGGCGGCATTAGTTTCACTAGTCTTAGCTTTAGTAGCACTGTTGCTGGCATTAGCTTCACTAGTCTTAGCATTAGTCGCACTAGAGGCGGCATTAGTAGCGGCTGTCTCAGCTCTTGTAGTGAGATTAGTGACCGTCTCTACAGAATCGATAACAGTCTGGAAATCATCTGCAAGGCCAGCAACAGTCCGAACATCCTCAATGTTGTCTGCAACTACCTTAATGTTGCCACCAGTGATCGTAGGAACGGTACCTGAAGTATCTCCTAAGTCACCATAGTCAAGGAACGTAGAGATACCAAAGGAACCCTCTAAGTCTCCGCCTACAAGGTTAACATCCTTAATGTTCGTAGATGTAGTCTTAACATGGGTAATGTTATCTGCTACTACCTTAATCTCAGGGGCAATAGGAACTACTACACCAGCAGTTTCCTTAACGTAGTCTGCAGATTCCTTTGCTGATTCTTCAGAGGCCTTTGCGTTAGCTTCAGACTGCTTAGCGTTAGCCTCTGAGACCTTTGAGTTAGCTTCAGACTGCTTAGCGTTCTCTTCAGACTTCTTTGAGGCTACTTCAGAAGCCTTAGCGTTAGTCTCAGAGGTCTTAGCATTGCTGGCAGAGACTACAGCCTTATCATGAAGAATCTGAGTATTTGCATGAAGTGTCTCAGTCTTACCTGCAGCGGAGACAGCAGTACCTGCAGATTCCTTTGCGGTAGCTTCAGACTTACTTGCGGAGACTTCAGATGCCTTAGCGTTATCTGCGGCAGTCTCAGCTCTCTGCATGAACTTCTCAGTTTCATCACGGTTAGCTTGAACCTTCTGAGAATCCTTATCGTAATAAGCTTTAGTAAGGGCATCCTGAGGGTTCACTGGGTCAGCTAAGTTAACAATTCTCTTATTCTTAGCATCCCAGTTTCCCTCTCGGTTGACACTAAGGGAATCCTCAAGGATATCTCGTCCTTCTTCAGCAATATGGAATGCCTGAAGCTGAGACGTATCCAAGTCAGTAGCCTTAAGAATACTAGCATCCTTAAAGGTAACCACTCGTTCAGTAGCTGAAGTGTATCTACGGATTGTTAAGGATTTCCCTGATGCAGGAGCTACCTTAAGTCTAATCGTAGTTTTATCTAGGAAGTAATAGTCACTGCCAGTATCGCCATAGTCACCCCCAGTAAGAGTAGTGCCAGAGCCTAATCGTACAGTAACGAAAGACTTCTTTAGATAATCAAAGGGAATGGTAAAGTCTGTTTTTGTACCATCCCCTTCGTAAATGATAATAGTGGAAGCCATTATTGGTTGTCTGTAATAAAGTTAATCATTGTTTGCTGTAGATAGGGGGCATTTGGAGTAATAGCTTTAATGCTCCTTCCAAAGCTCTTAGCAACCCTCTCACGTTCTCTGTTAGTGTAGAGTGATTTGTTCATGAACTTAGTCTCTGCAAGGTTTCTAGCGTCTGCCTGAAGGTTCCATAGTCCACTAATGGTGCCATAAGCAGGAAGCAATTGCCTAGCCCACTCATCTAAATCAAAGTGCTTAGCAAAGTCCTTTCTATTGACGTCCTCAAAGGTAGTCGTAGATTTAATTCCTGTATTGAACCCTGCCATATTAGCAATTAGAGCAGGCATAGCAAAGACACTAGATCTCATGATACCGTTAAGGCCCACCATAGCTAACTCTTTAGCACCCATCTTATTCCAAGAATCAACCCCTAAAGAATACTTAAGGTAATTCTTGCGTTGCTCATCGTTCATACCAGACATAGCTAAACCAGACTGACCAATGTAACCTGCAGTACCTAAAGCACCTGACAGAGCAACCGTAAGGAACTGCCCTAATGCATCCCCTTCAGCGGCCCTTAGGGCACTCTTTGCTAACCTCTTGTTGTACGAACGAATAGCAAAAGATTTGAACTGAGTAAGAAGGTTCATCCAAGGAGACTTTTGATTGCCTCTCCATAGGAAGGTATCCGTTAAGTTATCTCTTTGGATAACCTCACTAGCTACGTAGTCCCCAAGTCTTCTGAGGGTCATGAGATTATTCATATCCCTTTCGATCAAATCAAAGTATTCCTGATCTTTGATCTTAATGCCCCCCTCAGGGGTAACTTCAGTAGAGTTCTTAAGAGCCTTCACTAAGTTAGAGAATCTTTTATCTGCCTTAAGACCTAATCGGTTCAACACAGAATCACTAAGGAACATACCTCTCTTACCTCCTTCATGAGCATACCTCACAAGGTCTCCTAAGAAGTCCCCTCGTGCAGTGCTCACAATAGAGTTCTGAGAGTGTGCTAGATATCTTGTGAAAGGAGAGTTACCAGCGGCATATGCAGTACCTGCAACAACCTTAGCCATCCCTACATGCAGAGGGTCAGTCTTGTTTCGAGTGAATCTTTCAATATTTCTATTGTTGATTTCTCTCCAAGTCTGTCGTCTCTGTAGTTCATTACCGAACACCTGATTAAGGATAGCGTGCCTATCATCGGCAGTGTAGACACCCTTAGACCAATCTGCTAACTTACGTTCTACCCCGGGAATACTCTTGATAATGAAAGAAGCCCCAAATCCTTTAATAGCTTCAGCAGTCTCAAAGTGATTCAAGAAACCCATAAAGGCATTCTTAGTGAAGAACGTAAGGTTCCTAGCAACATCATAGAATGCAGATGCTACAGTGTCCCCCTCATTAGGGTCTCTCATAGAGCGGCCATAGTAATCAGCAAAGTATGCCCTTAGTGCCTCTGTCTGCTCATTCTTAGTCTTTAGGTTAATCTCAGATTTACCTAGGTCATTCAAAAGATCATCAAAGTATCTTTCAGCATCCTTGTAGCTAGTGACTCCGAACACTTTATTAAGACCTAAATCCCCTGAGACCCTTAAGGTATACCCTTGCATAGTATCAAAGGAATCAGCCTGTAGTTTGTCTACAGAGAAACCATCAGCATCCTCAATAGTGAACTTCCAAGGCAATCTGCTCTTTTGATAGTTATAACTAAAGCCCCCATCAGCATCATTAAGGAATCCTTTGCGGATCCCCTCGCCTTGATCAAGATGACCTAAGGCATCACTATTGGCTTCTTTAGTTACCCATTCTTCAAACGTAGGAACACTCTTAGGAACTTTATTAGGGGCATCCTCTGCAAGCTTCTCTGCAGGTTTGACAATAGTATCATCATAAATCTTTTGGAACTGCTTAAGAACTTTAGGATCATCAAGAGACCGCAACAAGAGATTAGCAATCTTCTCTTTAGCAAGCTTGATGTTGCCTAATCTTGAGGCTGAACCAAAGGAATCAACAAAGTCTGCAGCCTTTTTAAAGGAGACAATGTGAGGGAAGTAGTCTTCGACACCTTTAATCATCTTGCCGTTGACAAGAGCACCTCCATAGAAATTATAGAATCCTTGGTACTCTTTAACAGCATTCTGAAAGTTCTTTGAGGAATCTAAAGGTGTTTCAATGCCTTCAACCTTTTGTTTAATCAGGTGGTCAAGGTCTTCATAAGAGTACTGATTGTTGTACTCATTGAATAACTTTTGACGATAATCAAAGTACGAATCGCTGTACTCTCTGCCTTTGTCTCTATAGAAATTCCTGTATTCCTCTGCAGTGAACTTATCAGTGCTGAACTGCTGACCTGTAGATCTGTCGCCTCGCTCAGATTTACCTAAGCGATCCCAAACATTAATCTTAAAGGTCTTAGCCCCTAAGGTATCCGGTAGTTTGTCTATAGCACCTTGAACAGTGATTGATGGAAGCTTTGATTCAATCTTAGTGAGAAGATCATTAACGATCCCCTTAGGAACCTCTTTAGTAATAGCTCCTTCACCTTTATTAGCGAAGTTCTTTACTTGAATTGTGGCACGTCTCGAAACATCCCCAAGAGGTTCACCAATGCCTTTCTTAGCTCCCCCTAAGAGCTTAGCAGCTCCTTCTATAGTGCCCCCAAAGGCCATCCCGATTCCGAAGTCCATGAAAGCATTGTTGTCATCCCCCATAGACCAATTATCAAGCTGACCTGAGACTGCCCCAGAGACTGCCCCTAGTCCAACTCTAGCAACTAAAGAACCTCCCCCTACAGGTGTATATGACAAAGGATCACCTGCCATAGAACCTGCACCTGACAATAGGTTATTCCATATGGAGGCATAAGACTGCTTCTTACGATAGTCATCTACCTCCTTCATGAGTGCTACATTCAAGTCAAACTGTGCTTTGTTCTGAGCACCCCAAAGAGCACTATTGTATCTGTCTAGGTTATAATCAAACAACTCTAATATAGAGGTACGCTCGGCATCTGTAGGAGTATATGCAGGGGGACTAAAGAAATCATAGTTACCCCCAAGATACTTTTGGACTTCTTTAGGTGTCCATGTATTCCAAAAGCCCCCTACAAAGCCTACATCAGTATCAGCTTCCTCTTCTTTTCTCTTTTGTTCTTCCTGTTGATGGGCATTGAATTCAGCCTTTTGATACTCAGTAAAAGTGCTTACTTGATCAACACCTGACAAGGAATTCAAAGCTTTATCTGAAGAGGAGACAAAAGGGTTTCTAGTGGTTACTTCGTTGTCTGCCATGTATCAATACCTTCAGTTCTCTCGTTCCACTTTCGATTAGCCTCATGAGCCTTAATAATCCACTGCTGTCCATAAGTCTTAGCAGGATTCTTAGCACGTTCATCAATGTAACTCTTGTAGCTGTCATTAATGAACTTATTGTCTACTCTAAACTTAACACGGCCATTAGTGATATCATAGACGTCTAAGGTATCTGTCTGAGGGTTATACCCAACAATAACGTCCTTATCAACAGTCCATTTGTTCTTCTCAAAGGCTGCCTCAAGTAACTTTTCAGTGTACTCCTGAACATCACTAAAGGAAGCGTTAGGGACACTAAAGAGACTATTGGGAATATAGGAGCCCATTAGTTTGACATTAGATTCCTCCATATCCTTCTTAGCTTTGTCTATAGCATCACTCATATCTTCATTAAAGTATGAGTAGCTCAGAGCTTTGTTGAAAGCAACAGTCTTAGAGTACTTATCGTTGAACGAGATATCGAGATCATTAGAGATATTATCCTGCATAGCCTGAATGGTGTGTCTGCCATCAGCAGTAGAGGATAGCTCTTGGTATCTTGAGGCCGCCCTAATGCAGTCCTCATAGGAGGAACCTGTTGAAATACTGTTCACTAAAGCTCTGACTAAGTTTTGCTCATAAGGCTTCATATCACCAAAGGCTAACTCAAAGCTATCTGGATGAGCCTTATACAGTGACAACATCATATCTAACTGCTGAGGAGCCTTTACGTTAGACACTTTAGATTCTGTAAGTTTACGAACGTCCCCTGTAAGGGAGCTCATTACTTTCTTAGCTTCTGCACTAAGGTAAGACTTAGCAGGATTATAGCCACCTGAGGGGTTTGAGGCAATCTTAAAGATATCCTCAGTAGTGTACACGCCTGATTCAACGTTATTAGCAAAGAGCTTATCTAAGTCTTTACTAGTTAAATCAAGGATATCAGGTTTATAGACAACCCCGCCTGTCTTTAGGGCATCTAGATAAAGGTTACCATTCTGAAGAGTAGCAGCATCCTTAGCTTGTTTCTCAGCATCCCTATTGGCTTGAGCAATCAATCTATCTGCCTGAGTTCGTGCCCTCTGTCCTGCCTGAATGAGCCACTTATAGCGGTCACTAAGGGCACCACCAGAACTCTGGGCTTCCCACTTAGCCATCTCATCAATAGTCTGATAGTTGCCCTCATTAACGAATGCTTCTACTCGTCTATGATCTTCGCCCCAGACCTCAGCATCCCTAGTCCACATAGTAGCTCTAGCCTGTGCCTTAGCTTTGCCCCAAGCAAGCTCACCCATGATGTTCTTAAGACTCTCCCCGTTCTTAGCATAGGGAGGAGTATAGTCACCCAACTGTTCGAGCAACTGAACACCATCAGAGCGCTTAGATACCATAGTGATCATGTTGTCAATCAGCTGCTTCTGCTGATCAGGTGTATAATGGACACCTACAGTATCATAGATTTGATCAAAGACACCTACAATGCTCTTATAGTTAGCATTAGGATCATTAATGATAGCACTAAAGTTAGCTGATTCTGCTAAGATGGATGCCTGAGTTTTCTCATTGTTGTCTACTTCCTGAGCTTTAGCAATGAACCGTACACGACCCTGAGGAGAAGTCTCATAGAAGCCTCTTCGGAAGTACTCATCAGAATCATCGTACCCAAAGGCTTCCAACATATCACTCTTGGATTCTTGGAAGTATCTAAAGGCTTCAGCATCAATCTGCTCAGGAGACATATCCTTAAGCAGATTCTTATCAATAACCTCTCTCTCAAAGTCCTGCTTAGCAATGGAGTAAGCCATCTTGCCATGCATGTACTTAAGACGAGCCATAGCAATAGGGTCATCTTGGAAGGGTACCGAATGAGACTGAATATCTCTTTGGTAATCCTCAAGGGAATGCTGTTGCAGGTATTCATCAACAATCTTATACTTTCGATCAGTCTCAGCTTTAAAGTAAGTCTCTGTAGCTTCGCCAATACCCTTAAAGGCATGCATTAATGATTCAGCCCAGTTTCTTTCTTCAGGCTGAACAGACTTCTCAGGAATGTTTAAAGAGGCACCCTTATATTCCCCTAGCTTAGCTAAGCCAGAATTGAAGTACCTCCAAGTACCCATCTCATTAGCAATGGATGAAGTACCTGCAGTATTCTTATAAGCCATTAGTAGTAATAACCTCCATAGTAACCTCGTCTACCACCATTAAAGCTTTGGTTTAAGGCACCTGTTGCATTCTGCAGATAATCAAGGAAGTTAAACATGCCTTGATTTTGGGTCTTAATAGTATTGTAGTTAGACATCCAATTGTTCATGAAGGAGCCAAACCCAGAGGTACTAGAGCTAGCTGTAGATGCCGCAGTAGTAGCGCCTGCTCCAACACTAGAGGTGCCTGCAATGACAGTCTCTCCACCTACAGTGCCCGCAATAGAACCACCGGCACTCGCACCGGAGACAGCATCAACACCTACCGTCCCCATAGTACTCGTGGTACCACCTGCGGCACCTGCAAGAGCACTGCCTGCACCTGCAGTGAACGCACCAATAGCGGCACCCTTAGCAGAGGTATCAAGGAATTCCATAAGGTAACTAATGCCACCCTTATATTGGCTCTTGAGCTGATCTCTAGCCTGCTCTACAGAGTTCTTCATTTGAACATAGAGAGCATCCTTTTGAGATCTAATGTTCACTACATCAGTCTCATAGGCATCCTTAAGGGCAGTCTTTTGTCGAAGCACTGCACCTGAAATGGTTCTCTTAATTTGGCCTGCGGTTCGCCCTTCGTAACCAGTCTCAGCTAGGGAGGCTTCAACTGTAGCGTTATTCTGCAAGGCGTTATAAGACAACTGAAATAAGTTGCTCACAGCATTATCATAGGCACTCTGCTCTTGTCTAGTCAATTGGTTCTGATTCCAATTGTAGTTCATCTGAGCATAGTACATCTGTTTCTTGAATGCTTTAGTGAGAGATCTGTTGTACTTTGATTTCTGCCACAGGGAACTGCCACCACCTGCAACTGCACCGATTACTGCACCTGCAGCAATTATTCCTGACATAGTTCCTCTCTATTGTTAGTCAATAACTGCCACTCATCAGTAAACTCTTTCTCTGCTTCCTCTACAGTAGATGCGTTACTAGCAAAGAACATTGTAATGTAGGTGTCCTCAAAGGCACTAAAGACCTGCCTACGGCCATCCATACCTTTCAATACAGAATAGCCAGAGATCTCCTCTAGGTGATCCCCTACGACAACCTTGCAGTTACCACTAACGATAACCACTGTAGGAATCTTAATGAAAGCACCTGCACCAATCTCACCCTTTCTCAATAGAATGGTTCTAACGTAACAGCCTGCCCACAGGAAATGATCTACTTCAATAGGTGCCTCAGGCAGAGACAGAGTAGCCATAACAAGACCTTTACCAATCTCTTGCTCCATAGGCGCCATACTAGGCAGAGCACCTACCATAGCTTTCTTAAGAGTTAATCCCTTTCTCACGTCTGACTATTCCTCCGAATATAATATCCTTCCCAACCACCAGAGATAAGGTTCACAGGCAACGGATTATCTGAAGTAACTGTAATCTTAACCTCAGTACTATTGTCCTGCACAGGGAATTTGAACTTACCTGTTGCTACTCTATAGGCTCCCAACACCAATGGAGATTCACTTAAGACCTTAGATGTACAAGTGTACTTGAAGTGCTTATTCTTTACATCATTATCTACAGAGACACTAAAGGTACCAGAGTTACTATAGTTAAACCAGTAGTATCTAAGTTGCAGTCTGCCTTCATCTTCAGAGATAGTAGCCCCATCCGAAGTAGTTTTCTTAATCATTGGTCTAGACAATACAACATTAAATTCATATTGCCTGCCTACGAAGTAAGTCATGCCTCTGAGATCCCCAGTCACCTTAAAGACACCATTATCATCCCAAGAGGATACCTGATGATAGTAGCCATCAGTACCAACTAGACAGTACGTAGCTGAGCCAATCTTAGGAACAGCACCGTAGATATCCTTTAGGGACACTTCAGTATAATTGTTGAAGTCACTGTACTTATTGGTATTAGGAATTACATAGCGTACCTTACGATCCATAAAGTATCTCACTGGTTCATCAGAGAAGTCCACTGCCTGCCCTGTAAGCATACTCTTCTCTAAGAACAGTCCGCCTTCAGTGTTGATCAGGAAGTAGATTTCAGAGCCTACGAACTCTGCAAGTAAGACCTGAGTACCTTCATATCGGAACGTCCATTTGCACCACGACTGTTGCATACTCTGGGAGTTCTGAATGATGTACTTAAAGATCCATACAGTGTTAGTATGGGTGCGTGAACACATTGTAATCACGTTGTCTGACGTATCCCCTGAGATTCTAAAGATTCCCTTAGGAATATACGTAGGTACATGTGCAGAGACGTCCTCAGCATCCTTAAGGTCTGCCACGTCCTGTACCGTATAGTATCTCATCAGAGAGCAATAGTTAACTCTGTTAGAGATAAAGAAGATACTTTGGCCAACCCCAATAGGCTGAGCATCATCAGAGTAATCAAATGAAGTAATTTGGTCAACCTTAGCACTCTTAGGGGTCATTACGCCATCGCTAGAGAGAACAAATTGTCCCTCTCTAGAGAACAACATTAGTTCCCTGCTGAATGGTACTGCATGTGTCAGAATACAGACTTTGTTTGAAGATACAGCAAGATCAATTGGATCAGTATCAGCAATAGCAGCTGCGGATTTAAACCAGAAATTAAAGAAATCTGCGGAGGCACTAAGGATAACATTTTCACCACTAATAAATCCTAAGCGATTTCTGTAGAAGAACATATCATTCAGTGTCTCTCCTACAAAGCTAGGTGCAGGGTTGCTGTCCTCATCACCTACTGCTCTATCAGTCCACGTAAGTCTCTTAAAATGAAAGGAACCATCAGATTCTCTTACGAGAGCATGAGGCATACTAGAGTAATCAAACTGATAGGTAATCCCTGGGGCAGGGCACTCTAGCCAAACATTCCTGCTTTCACTGTATTTAACGTAGTAATCATCATCGGCTGAGGCAGTCTCCCCCTTGATACGCATGATGTAGTCATTAGGTGCCGCTGGGGGAAGCTTAGAGACACTGTTAACGTAGCCCTTTAAAGCATATGCGTTAGTGTTGCCAAAGCCATCCTTAACGACAACATTAGGCATATCCCAAGAACGCTTAGACTGAACAGAGATTACAGAGTCACCAAAGACACTAAAGTTGTACCTAGAGAAATCAAATTTTGGGTTCTTAGCAAACAGCATTGTTGCAGTGCCCCCAAGGTGATTCAAAAGCCACTCATAGCTAGTGCCACCTTCAGAGGCTCCCTGAGAACCTGTAGCAAGATCTACAAGCTTCTTTGCAATGAAGGCTGAGGTAGTCTGTATAGCCTGCTTAGCTTCACCTCCATCGGGAGTGATCACGCCACACATGAAGGTACTGCCCATGAACAGAGCATAGGTCTTAGCATAGGAGGCAGCTTTAATGTACGCTAGTGCAGTATCTTGGCCAGACCGTGAGGTAGTGGAGCTAGACATACCAACGGTCTTACTGCGATTCAGAATGAACGTATAGTCCGCAACAGTGACTGCTCTAAAGTCATCATTAGCGTCTGATACATTAAGGTAACTAGCATCATTGTCAATAACAACTTTCTTTTCATTCCCATCAAAATCCCAGACCTTAAGGAAACCATTAGACATACCCAAGATATGCCGCTCATTCTCGTCTCTATTGATAACATGGTACTTAGTAGTAAGAGGGTCTACTCTATCCCCAAGTCTCTTAATGTGAACTGTAGGAGGTCTCTTTTGCAAGCCATCAACTTCACTGGAGAAACCATTGATCTGCTCCTCTACCTGATCAGCAAATCGAATGATATCTGGTTGCTGAGATACACCACCTTTGTAGGATACCGTAGATTGTGATACTAATGGCATCCCTTAGCTCCTCTGAATATACTGAGAAATATACTGATCATCATTGAGGATGTTATAGTTACCTGTAGTGAGGTCATAGTCAATGATATCTGCATAGGCACTAGATTCCTCAGTCATCAAATGAGTATTAAGGTCATCTGAAGTGAGGTATCTCATCTGAAAGATTCTAGCTGCACGACAAGTAATGAACTTACGGAATACCTCAGGTAACTCCTCAAAGTCTAATCCTCTAACCAGAGTATCTAAAGTCAAACCCTCAGGGAACTCATTGGTCTGCGAGAGAACGTCGAAAAAATAGCCGGATCGTCTGATCAACTTATATCCACTGCTGACAAACCTAAGGTAATTATTAGGGCAGGGAACTAAGTTAGTATCAGCGTCCGGCAATAAAGCTACTGAATCTTCAATATTAAAGTCCCATCCTCTTGATTGAATCTCTTTAGAGACACTATCGAGAATCCTCACGGCATTCAGAACGTCAACATTCAGTTCATCTTCAAGTGAGTTAACGGGACTAGAGCCTACAGCAGATAAAATCTCATTCACTGCATCTAGTTTGTTAGAAGGAGTGACAATCATAATTTATCCTTTGTAGTAGTATTTTTATAGTTGTTATTATGTATTATTTGGGAGCTGCAGGGATCTTAGGCTTCCTAGAGACTACCTTAGGTTTGACTTCAGTTGGGGCTTTAATCAAACCTAATTTAATCTTTTCTTCTACAGTCAAACGGGAGCCTTTCTTAGAGCCCCCGTTGACATAGAAATAGGAATCCTTAATGTCGGATTCCGAGTACATTACGCACCAACCTGAGCAGTCTTAACGAAGAGACCCACGGCTTCAGGACGAAGGCCACCGTGACCCACAGCCATCTTAGCGATGATCTGATCAGCCTGATATTCAGCTCTGCGAGCACGTTCCATAGCGAGATCCTTAAGCTTAAGGGCACCCACAGCGGAACGGTGGAACGCAATACCCTGAAGGACAGCCGTAGAGATCTGTTCCTTAAGAGCATGCTTACCATCAACGCCCTTGTTCAGGAAGTTCGGGGTTTCCACAATCTGGAAGCCACAGACATTCTGAAGCCGACCCGTGTTCGGATCAAAGATAGCAGCAAAGTTAGCGGCATCCGGCATAAGGGCACGGCAGATAGCCGAATAACCTTCGGGGGAGACAAGGAAATAACGGTCACCTGCCGGAACCCAATTCTTCGTAAACTGAGCACGGGCATCAATCAGACCCTGCAGGAGGATGTTGCCATACTCCACAGTCGTAGCTTCATCTTTACCCGTAACATACTCAAATGCCTTGCCAGTACCAGGATTCCCAAGAGTGGTATTGTCAGGGATGTTCTCAGGCATACCCGCGGCAGTCTTAGCACCAGTGTTAGCAAGTTCATTGATAGAGGCACAGTCGAAAGCCTGAGCAAGAGCTTCACCAAGCTGCTTCGAGTATTCCGTACGGACATCATAGTGATTCATTGCATCATCGATATCCGTGATAAGAGCATCAGCCGTGAGGAGACCATCAATGGCAATGACACGTTCAGTGTTCTCCATCTTCTTACGCTGGTCATCTAAGGAATTACCAGGGGTAAGATACTTAGCGTGGGTGCGCCCCATCACAGCGAAGCTAGCAGAACGACCGTGAGGAATCGTTCGGACAATCTGCTTATCCATCATGACAGACGTTCTCGTGAAAGCCGTAAGGACTTCACCGGAGAAGATCTTCATGAACAACGCATCACGATCGCCTGCACTCAGGTTCTGACCAGGATTGGAAATAGAATTAGCGGTTAACGCAGCCATATTATTGTTTTATTCTTATAGTATTTTTGTTATTAGGAAATGCTTTATTATGGACACATTACAGAGGAGTATAGAACATACGAAGTTCTACAGACCGAGTGTAATTGGGGTCAGTACCATAGCGAGGATCACTCATAGCCTCCACTACTTCCTGCTTATTTGAGAAGCCCTTATAGCCTCCATTGGTAACCCCACCGCCCATAATAGTAGGATTACGTGTACCTTGCTTAGCAACCATCTTAGCTTTCATACCCTCAAACATAAGGGCAACTGCTTCAAGATTGTTGTTGTCAATAGCTCGATTAAAGGAACTCAGAACCTTATTAGAGAGGTTCCCCTGAGCCCACTCAATAACCTTGTTGTACGCCTGTTCTCCGCCTGCCGCACTATAGACGGCATTAGTGAACTCACTCTCAAGATTCTGTCGGGATTCAATGAAACCCTCAATGACCTCTGCAGGATAACCTGCCTGAGCAAGGTCAGCCATAGTCTTACTAGACAAGGCACCGTACTCATTGTATTCCTTAATGGCCTGATTGAAGTCCACACCTTTAGCCTTAAGATCCTTACCAAGAGCATCTAAGGTCTTCGTGTGCTTCTCAATCTTATCATTAAGGGCAACCTGAGGTTCGCCCTGAGGTTCTGCCGTAGGTTCTGCCTGAGGCTCCTCCTGAGGTTCCTCTACAGGGACAGCATCACCCTCCTTAAGAAGCCCTGAGGCTTCATCACCATCAAGAGAGAGTTGCTGAGTTCCTGAGATCATAATGTCAACCCCATTGTCGACACTAAGACCATCACTATTCAAGTTTGTTGTTTCTTCGCTCACCTGTTACACCCCCTGTTCCTGTTGAGCTTTATTGTTATCTACTGCCATCTGAGCCTGAGCATCAATACCCTGCTGGGCAGCATACTGTTCCATCATTGCCTGCTGTTCCTTAGCAACCTGTTCAGGAGACTTAACGAGACCTGTTGCATCAATCTGAGCACTCGTGAAGATACGCATAGCTAAGTTCTGCTGATTGATCATCTGCATGATATCAGGGAACTGAGCAAGTACCTGGAGTGCCTGAGACAAGTTAGCAAAGTCATGTCCACGACCTAAGGCATCAACACCGGTGATGACTGTAGGTTCAATGGTAGCAAACTGCTCAGAGATAATCGGAAGACTGCCATTAGACTGCATCTGATTGAAGATACAGGACACTAAAGGCAACTGAAGTTCCTGAGACAGGAGACTATAGACGCCCCCTAAGGTATCCTCAAGTTCCTGAGCCATATATCTGATCTCTTCAGCCGTTACACGTTCAGCTTGCCGTTGCACACTAGAGTTGAGCATGAAGCAATAAGACAATCTCTGTTCGATACCCTGAGATACCGCATAGCATCCCTGAAGGTCAGTCTGTTTGTTTGTCTGCATTGCAACAATATCGTCCTGTCGACCTCTTACGAAAGCCCCATTCTCAGCTTTAGTAAGAGCCTTAATGTTAGTCTGACAGGAAGGAGACACTAGGTACAATACCTTAGCACAAATCATAGCCATATCGTTAATGGCATGCTGAAGGTTCTCTAAAGAGATCAAGTCACCTAGGTAGTCTTCAACAAAAGATCGACCATAGGATTCCCCGTCTTTCTTAGTGAATCTCACAGGGATCCAAGGGCATTTGCCATAGGGATACGTCTGTTCTGATCCGGGGATAATGGTGTTATTTACTTCCTGATAGGATTCCCAAGTGGATCCCTCTAAGGTATCCCCACGGACAAGATAGGTATGAGTGTAGATGTTAACCTTCTCAGAACGATTAACCTCATTACCTGCATTGCCTAAGAGACTTAAGATACTCGGAGGGATAGTCCCCTGAGCTAAAGTATCTCTAGCGACAATCTGAAGTACATTGCCGATAGCATCTCTTTCAACTACAAAGTTTCTGAGCGTGTAGCACTTCATGCCACCCTCTAGAGGAGGCAAAAAGAGCAACGCATTGCCAGCAATAATGAGCTGTTTGATGCACTCAAAGAGCGTAGGTCTAAGACCATTATGCTCCATATACTTCACCATAGCAGCCTCCATCATAGACAAGCCGTACTCAATGGCATCCTTAACCTGATCATTGCCAGATGCCTTTAGTGTCTCATTAGATGCAGTATCTAACCCAAGTCTAAAGAAAGGCTGACCCGGGGGAAGCAAAGATAACAACAACTTAGATGCTAAGTTATTGAGACCTCTAGCCCCAATAGAATTATAAGGTGTCGTATAGGCAGTACCACCATCATCAGATTCCTTAGGGAACAACTGAGGAATGGTATAGGTAGCATTCTTCTCTGCTCTCTGGGTATACTGATCACGGTCTGTAGACAGTCTTTCGTATACCTTTTGTGCACCTTCAGCAGTTTGATTATCTAGTTTAGTTTCTGCCATTATTACACAATATTACGTCCCGTACCCCCGGCACCAGTCATGTTAACCTTAAGAGACTTCTTGCCTCTCTTCTTACCCTTAGCCAACTGTTGCTTCTCTGATTCCTGCTCAGTGGTACCCGTGATATCTGCGTTAGCTACAGTACCTAACTCAGGAGCAGGGACAACATTCTCTTGAGCTTGCTGACCAGAGTTGTCACTGCCGCCCACAAGACCACCTGTAGAGACCTTAACTACTTTCTTAAAGGCTTTCTTAATTGAGCCCATTAATATCCTCTTTACTTAAATAATAGCAATTATAAATACGGAATCCTTTAGAGACATAACTATTCTTTAACATTGGAGCACACCAATCATTGACACTCCCAGTTTGAATGTAGTCACACTCATCATTCTTTAGACAACCAATTAAATAATCAGACAATGCTCTAGCAATACCTGCACCTCTTTTAAATGAGACTGTCCATTCTTCATTAAGGATTCTTTGCTTATTAGAATACCAAGGGTAACCATAGGATAACAAACAGCATCCCACTAGTTCATCTGCAGATTGACTATAGAAACCAATAATACGATAATCATATTGGTTATTATTCAATACTACATCTTTAACAAAAGACCTAATATAGTCTTTATCTAAGTTTCTTATGAAGGATAAATTATTAGGATTATCTATAATAGATTCCATACATTTATCTAGAGCCTCCATAGCTGTCTTTAAGTCTACAATAGGTTTAACATAAAGTTTACCTATAGACCCCCTATAGTCCCCCATAGTATTCCACCCTTTATTTTTTACATTACGTTAGTGCCTACACCCTTAGCTTTGTCTAAGGATACCTTAAGACCTTTCTTACCTTTTCTAGCCTTTTGTTCTTCAGTCTCCTGAGCTCCTAACTCGGGTTCCTGAGGTTCAACTACAGGGTTATCTAAGGCCGGTGCCTGAACTTTCACTTCAGGTGTCTTAGGCTTTGAAAACAGTGAACCCATCTACTCCTCATTTACATGGTTCTGTTCATTGAACTTATTTTCAAGGAAGTCAAGTACATCCTGTACACCCCCACAGTAATCAATGGTAGGCTTATAGCGGATCATCTTGCGTACATCAAAGATCTTCTGAAGCCCCTCCAACAAGTCTTTAGGGACTGCCGGAAAGTTGTCAAAGAGGGGTTCATCAAGGTCACTTTTAGTGGTATCTTTGATATCAATTTTCATAGAATCATCTTTCACGATTATCTATCTCCTAGTGTGGTGATTTTATTCTCAACTATTAGTTGTCTTAATAGAGACGATTTTATCAGGTGTCCAAAGGGTATCTTTAGTGTCCCCAGAGCGAAGAATATAGGCCATTCTAGCTTGCAGCAAAGCATCATCTTCAGTAAGGCCAGCTTTCTTGTAGGTATTAACTACAGTCTCCCATAGTTTATCCTGAGGGACATCCTTAAGGATCCTCTCTGCTCTTACTGCTCCAATACCGGGGCAACCTTTATAGCCATCAGCAGTGTCTCCTACTAGTGTCTGAAACATATGCCAATAGTTAGCTTTATCTTCGTCAAGCCAATAGATTTGATCTTCATTTACTCTATAGAAATGAGTAGGAAGAGTTTTGAAATCCTTATCCAGTGACACAATTAAGGTTGTATCAGGGGTACTATTAATACCTATTACATCATCAGCTTCTAGAGATTCACTAGATTTAGATTCATAGTTATTTCTGATCCAATCCACTAATCCATAGTAGCAAGTAGGCTTTCTTTTATCAAGCCTATTGTTTTTATAATCAGGCATTAAGTGCTTCCTAAAGTTATCATTAGGATCACTAAAGACAAACGAATAATCATTCATTTCTACATTATGGTTTGTCTTTAGTATGCCTTTAATGCCACCCATTATCTCTTCAAATTGATCTATTGCATCATCCAAATAAGCATGACAAGTGTATAGACCATCTCCCCAATAGATATCCTTTTGGACAGCTGAAGAGGCTTTATAGGCCAATAGGTCCCCATCAATGAGGCCAGTAAATTTAATCATATGCGCAGTAGGAGTTTGCAAGATCACGCCCTTCATGAGTAAGCCACCATCTATTAGTAGCCATTCGGGTGTTTGAATTAAGACAAGTAATGTGCCCACGAGAGGCCATCTCAGCAATCATTTTGGCATTGTACCGACAATAGTCTGACTGAAGCTTAGGTCGAACAATGTCAATGTAACGCAAGGCATTGCAATAGCTTCCAATAGTCCCATTTGTTTTGTGAACTACAAGATCCCCAGTGAATGGGTCTTCCACATAGAAAACATTAGGCTTCTTCATAGTTATCCTCCTCATCCGTAGTGGTATCTGAAGTCACACTGTAGCCAAGCTTCATGAGCAGGTCATGAGTGATCTCCTCAGGTGACCAATCCTTCCAAGTCTCAGGCTCAGGATCATAGTTAAGAATAGTCTCGCCATTAAGAGTGACTACAGCACCATAAGCAGGGACAGTTCCATACTCATCATGCTTGACCTTCCACTTCCACATAATGTGAATGTGATTAAGAGGTTCCTTAGGAGCCTTGTAGTCCCGCAACAGTGCTGCTTTAGTTTCTTTAGTCATGCTAGTGTTTTCCATTTATATCCTTCGAAAAGTCTTCAAACGTGTGTTTATTGAGGTAAGAATAAGATTTAGAGTCATCAGAGAATATTGAAAAGCTCATTGACTTATGCCCCTCAGTATCCTTATAGGGAAGCATCCAAACATGTTTATTGTAAACCATTGCCACATAATCATAATCATTCTCTTTGTATTCAGAACGGCCACATCCACCAAGTCTGATCTGAATAAACTCATGCCCCCTGGCAGCTGATTTTGTAGCCTTCTTTACTTAAACTTTAAGAATTTTACTTCCAATATCGATAAGCAAATCGTACTTACTTTGAGTGAACATTGGGTAACTAACAATAAACCCGCTTTCAGTGGCCTTATAAGCTACATACAGCTCACTAGCCGCTCCTGTAAAATGTTGGTTACTCCCTTTTAATGACATGTACTCCAATTGTGGCCAATCTTTCCTTCTGTATCAAGTTGACAACGGAACCCAAAGAATTCCTGAGTTTGTCTCATGGATTCTTGAGCAATCCTTACGCAGTCCTCTGCGATTTCCTTAGTGCGACAGGCTATTTGGGTCTCATCATGCACCCACGCCATCATAGCGAAGTCTCCATCCCAGCCGTGCCTATAGCCAGCCTTACGCATGTTCTCTTCTACAAGGCACACCCATTTCTTACAAATGAGAGCACCTGCAGATTGCAATAGGGTATTCAAAGCTGAATGTTCAGAGCGTACATAGATAACACGTCTATCCAAACCTAAGACACAATGGGTGATCTCAAGGCTAGGACTATCAGGATGAAATCGCTTGCGCCATTTGACCTTACGTGTTCCTCCAAGCCACTCTGAAGATGCGATAAGACTACTAGAGATATCCTCTACAAGCTGCTTATAAGCAGGAATAGCTTTAAAGAACTTCTCTTTAAGTGCCTTACCATCTTTAGCACACCCATTAACAACTTCTCCTAATTTAGCGTCACCACCACCATACTTTATATTCAGCTGTAGTCGCTAATTACAGCCCGGCAAAACGCCTGCTCATAGTCACCTATGAGAATAGACTATATCATGACTGTCCTTCAACAGCCCCCACCGCTTCCACCTGCTTAGGTGTACTCCCTTTCGGGATAGTCGTTGCTCGTTCTAGATTATTATTCTTATCTAGCTTCGATCAGGATTGACTTAGATATCTAAGTGTTCCCCTGAGTTCAATGGGTTTAAGCTCCTCTATAAATGTTAAAGGAGACAATATATCATAGTTTTCGCTTGGTCTCTTGTTGCAAGCCCTGCCATCTTTTGGTTATGCGTATGGATATCCCCTGAGAGGATCTCCTTTACATAAGCCCCCTCATCATAAGGAGATAGGAAGTGCCCAAGGCAGCGGAGCTCAAGCCCAGAAGCATCAATACCAGCTTCATACCAACCTTGTGGAACAGTGAATAGTTCTCTGCAAACCTCCCCGTAGGGGGCTCTATTGGCAGGAACTTGTGCAACATTAGGATAGCTATGAGTTGCACGGCCAGTGACAGCCCCATTAGGGTTAACACTCCCGTGAATACGGATGTAGCCATCAGGATCCTCCTTCATTAACTTTAGCCACGCATTGCTTCCCTCAGCAAGCTGGCCAATACGTTTATTCAACAAGAGAAGCTCTAGGATCTTGCTAGTCATTGGGATATTCATAGCAGTCTTTAGAGTCTCTTCGTCTACCTTAGGCAACCCTGTATCAGTTACCTCTTGCGGCTCCCAGCCTTGCTCAATGAGAACCTTAGCAATCTGTTGTCGACTATTGGGATTAAAGGTTTCATACACTGGGTACTGTACTCCTGCTTTAATACCCTTCTTAGAGTTGTCCCTTTTGTAGGTCTTATAGCCAGTCAACAGGGGAGGGACACTCTCTTGTAGCTCTTTAGTCAACTCATCTCTTCGACCTGCAAGCTTACTGTACAGCGCTACAGCTTTATCTTTATCAAAGACAAAGCCATTACGTTCCTGCTTAGCCATCACCCAAGCAATATCATGCTCAAGCTGTACAGCCTCCCAAGGATAACCTTTGCCCATAAGTTTATCAAAGAGCATCTTAGTTACCACAACGTCCTGATGGTTGTACTTGTACATCTCCTCTGAGAAGCTGTCCCAAGCCTCCTCAGTCTCCCCGTAGGTGCCCTTGAGCTCACGCATGCGATAGCCATAGGCTTTCAATGAGTGGGAACCAAAGAGCTCCTTAGGAAGCCTCCCAGAGCGAATTAAGCCCATATCAAGATCTTTAATGTTGCTCCAAACTAAACGAGCATAGACAAGCGTATCGACAACACAATCCCGAGGATCAAATACAAAGTCTTTACCTGATAGTCGCTTAAGACAAGGCACATCGTACTTGATACCATTGTGAAATACCAAGTTATAACCGCTAGTGCCATATACATTAAGAGCATCAATGTATTCATCTAAAGCCTTATAACCTTTGTATTCCTGAGTAGCACTATCGTAGATCCATGCGCACCAGAATTTAGTTACGGTATCTAATAGTCCATTGGTTTCAATATCGGTAATAATATGTTTGTCGTATAGTTGAAGCATTTTCTATATCCTTCTATAGCTTTGCCAAAGTAAGAGATCAAATAAGGAACAATGCAATGCCCAATGCGTAGATAATAGTCACATAAGCAAGGATCAATCCTCGTGCCCATACATCATCTAAGACATGCTCTTCGTATGCATAACTGATCCACGCAGGGATAATGAAAGGCAGTGTATAAGCTGCATAGAGGAGAGACAAGATTAGATCTCTACACTGCATATCCTTATAGAGACCTACAAACCATTTAAAAAAGTTCTTTCTCATAAAGCGCTCATTGTAAAAGTTAGAATTGGCAGTCACCCAAGTCATCCTCAAATGGACAATCGTAGTCCTTAAGACGACCTGTTTCAGAATCATAGTAGAGATAACCGCTTACCCCAGTCAGGCCACTAAAGCGATTCTTTAAGACCCTTACAGTCATGACATTAGGGTTGTCACCCTGTTGGTTCCTCTCAAGGCCAATTACCATATCTGCAAGCTGAGCGATAGCACCGGAGCCCCTAAGTTGACTTAAGGATACCTGAGCACCCTCTTCATGACCCTTCTTATCGGGGCGCTTAAGGTGACTAACGACATACATAGTACACCCTGTTTCTTCAACAAGGGATCTAAGGTTTGTCATTAGTTTGTCAATAGCTTTACGTTCTCCACCATCGTCCGTATTGTCCATACCAGAGACAACAATAGAGATATGGTCTAGGAAGATTCTTTTGCATCCTAGAGCTACGATCATGTATCTAAGCTTACTAAGCAGATTCCCAGAATCAAGCGATCCAAAGTGATCGTACAGGTAGAACTTTCCGTTGCCAATAGTTGCATAAAATGCGCTCTTGAGTTCCTCTTTAGGTACACTGCCGTTGTCCACGTTAAGGATAAGACGTCTATTAAGAAATAGCGACATAAGTTCAAGTCCTGTCTTTGCTGTAGACTCTTCAAGAGCGACAACGCCACAAGCCTCGCCTTTAGTGACACCAAAGAAGAACTCAAGTTCTCTAAGGAGAGTTGATTTGCCCATACCTGATCCTGAGGTGATGACATATAGCTCACCGTGCCGAGCACCATTGGTCTTGCTTTGGAGAGCGTGTAAAGGGTATGGTACACTGTCTTTAAGACTATCAAGACCTTCCACACACTTCTCATAGAGATCTTGACCTGAAACAATTCCGTCAGGTCTGTAAGGCTTAGCGTTCCATATGGCTGAGATAATTTCACTTGATTTCCCAGCCTTAAGACACTCATTAGGATCCTTAAGAGGGAGATTAGCAATATACGCTTTACCCAAAGGGAGAATTTTTGCACACTCTTCACATGCCTTCCGTCCCGGATCATCCATATCAAACATTAGGATGATCTCTTCAAAGTTATCTAAGTACTCTAGGTTAGCCTCAAGGGATTTCTTAGCAGCCTGAGCACCATTAGGGATGGACACAACAGGCCACTTATTGCCTTGAACCTGAGAGACAGTGAGTGCATCCACTTCACCCTCAGTAATGATCAGTTTCTTACCACTAGACCATAACTGAGAGCCATAGAGGCACCCTGAGATCTTCCCGAGTACAGCAAAAGACTTATCAGGGAATCTCAGTTTCTGGCCTACAAGAGAACCCTTGTCATCATAGTAGCAAGCCACTTGACAAGGGTTACCCTTATACTCCCCAACGTAGTACTTAAGTTTAGAACAAGTGTCTTTAGTGATACCTCGGGCAGGTAATGCAGAAATCTGTAGTTCCCCTAAAGGAATCATGTTTGATGGCATTCTTACCCCCCTATCAGGTGTATTAGTGTCTATAGACCCAGTAGGTCTAAAATAAGAGAGACAGCTATAGCAATACCTATGACCATCACTAAAAACAGCAAGAGCATCACTAGAACCACACTTAGGACAGGGCTCATGATGCAGAAAGGTTGATTCCATGATCTAGCATATAGCGTGCACTTTGGAAATTACGAAGGTTATAGTAAAAGGCATCACCCTCAAAGATACCCCTGCACTGATGTTCAAATGGTGTCATATGCCCACTCTCAATAAGGTGCTTAGCAAGCTTAAGATCCTTTAGAATATCTGGTGCAGACCCATCGTGATTGAGATAAGACACTCGGGCACAGCGTGCAGCTGAAATAAGCTTAAGCATCCGTCTATCCTCGATAGCTTCTATCTCATCAATGTTGACATAAGGAAGCGTACAGTCACAAAGTGCGTTGACGTAGATATACTCTGCAGCGTTGTCCATAGACAGCTTGATAGCCTTAGCAAGATCCTGAATCTCTGGGTCAGCATCACGTGCCAATCGGAGCTTAAAGAAGTTGTCCCACTCAGTAGCAGTGACAATAACCTTGATCTTAGTGAAGGGCTCAAGGATACGATTAATGTGCTGCTTATGAAAACCCTCTTTGATCATCTTATGGGCGACCTCGATAGCTTGGAGTTTAGCATCATCCCAATGTTCGCAGAAGCTATCATACTCATCATCACTCACAAGCTCCTTACCTTGCATGCCTCTGCAGTTCTTATAGACATGCAAAGGTTTCCAAGGTTCATTCAAGATGTTCTGAATTGTCTTCTCTACAGGAACTGCACGTGAACTAGAGGCATTCCGGCTAAAGCAGTTATGCACAACTATTCCATTAGCTAAAAAGTTATGATAGTCAGAAGAAACAGAAATATCAAAAACTTCCTCCTCTCCCACATACTCAACTGAATCAACCTCAACCGGAAGAAGATTACATTGACTTACCCCTTGCCACCCTTGAACCGCGTGGCGTTCCTTATGACACTTGTGACAAAGCGCTACGACATTTGACAGGTCAAAAGCAAGCTCAGGATGCTGATAGCGTGGAATCACGTGATGAAGCTCAAATGAACCCTCAGTGCAACCACAGTCATAACAACAGTAGTTCTGTTGCTCAAGCACTTCAGGCAATACCCGCTTGTTCCAGCTACTAACCCACATCCCATTAATTTTCCTATAAGGGTCACGTGGGGGCTTCTCGTACTTCTTTCGAGTATTGCAATAAACCTTGTCACAGAAAGGAACAATATCCTGAAGCTCCTTCCAACCATTATCCGTAAGGATCAAATGATCAGCGGTACACTTTACCTTATAGTCTCCGGCCGAAAGAAGATAAACAGGCTTAATGCCAACCTTCCAACAATCCTTAATTGTTGTATGCATAATCTCCATTGCAGATTCATCAACGGCCCGCAGGCGCATTTTATTGAGACGCCCTCGCAAATTATACCGTCTAACTCCTCCCCAACGGGTAGCATGAGGAGCACTCCCATTTTCCCACTTATCCCAAAACTCCCCAAGGGTCATTGTGTACACGTGGTGCTTACTCTTTGACTGACCGGTAGGAAGATCAAACGTCAAAACGGTATCTGCGGTTAAGCAACGGTGGGTCATGAATTCACTATGGATGAACCGAGGATACTCCAATTCAAAAGTATATAGGCCTTTAGAGCGCGCCCGTAGGATAGCCTTAGAGTTACCTACGCAGTATGCATGACAAATATCATCACTCATCTTCATCATCCTCCTCATCTTCGTCATCATAGCCATCTTCAGAATCTAGGAATGCCTCATACTCATATTCCCACTTCTCTTTCTGATTGCTATGGAGTTCATCACGGTATGAATCCCCATCAGGAAAATGCCAATCTGATTTACGTTCAATAGGTTCCATGATTATGGTTTCCTTTAGTGTGTTTACTATGGTATAGCTTTGGTAGGCGATAGGGGATTCGAACCCCTAAGGATTTCTCCGAGTTATTTTAAGTAACTTGTGTCTACCCGTTTCACCAATCGCCTTCTGAGTATTTGGCGCGACCAGAGGGACTCGAACCCCCATCGTACACTTTAGAGGAATGTAGTATTATCCAATTATACTATGGTCGCTGATATTTTATTCGCCAAAAAAGATAGTCACATAGAGCCGCATACTTCCTACAAGCAAAAAGAAGAATAAAGTCCAACCAGCAAAAGCCCAAAGAATTTCAAGCAGAAACTCCCACACGGGAAATACCATCATTTTAGTTCTCCTTTGCTGTTAAGCTTAATGAATGCTTCTAGTCTTGTGTTGAGGTCTCTGAGTATTTCAAGACTCTCTCTATGAAGTCCTGCACTTTCTGCGAGTAACTGTCTACACGCTTGGACTGACTTTGCATCAGCTCTGCCGGAATTCGTGATGATTGATCTATCGGTGATACGTAAGTTGTACTGCACCCTGTCAATCCGCTTGCCAAGAGAAGTGAGCTCAGCAGTAGTATCACTCGAATTCTTAAGTATGAGAGATATTGTTTCATCTTTCTTAGCTATGAGCTCCCGTTGCTTAACTTGATGCTGAGCCTGTATTTCTGCAAGCTTAGCTGTGTTCCTTAGGTCTTCAACCTTATACCCCGAGAGGGCACCTAAAGCAAAGACTGCAAGCAATATCCAAGTTCTCATAAAGTGCCTCTCTCTAGTAATGGAGATTTTATTATCGGACCCTCACAAGGTCGCCCTTAGTGAACTCTAGAGTACCATTAGCCTCTAAAAGATCAGCCTTAGACAACTTACATCCATCTAAGGAATGCTCATCTTCATAGACAATATAGAGAGCTCCTCGACCATACCACGACTGAACATCAAAGCAAGGGCAGTCTTTAGCTACCCCGGGGAAATCCCGATGACCTAAGACCTGAGCCTTGGGATACTTACTCTTAAGCCAGTCTAAGAGTTTCTTAAGGGATTCCTTTTGCTTGACCGTAAAGTTGTCTACAGACTTACCGTTACGATCAGTCCCCCCAATAAGGCATATACCAAGACTATCATCATTATAACCCAAAACGTGACTGCCAATAGCTTCAATGGGTCGACCATTTTGAATAGTTCCATCCGTAAGAATGACAAAATGATAGCCAATGCCTAGCCACCCCTTTTGTCTATGCATTTGATCAATAGTTTTCCAAGTGTACTCAGGGTTATTTTGAGTAGCGCTACAGTGAACCACCAGATAATCCGTAGAACTGCGAGACTTGAACTTAACAAAGTTTCTATGGTAGTCAATCAGTGGTTCCTTAAAGGTAGTAGTCATTTATTAATTCTCTTGTTGTTATTGTTATTATTCTTGTTCTTCAAGATTCCCTCAGGGATATCTTTAGGTTTCTCTTTAAGCCATTCTTCGGGGATCAGCTTATCGGCAAACTTAATGCCGTTCTTGTTGCAGAAGCTAGCGTAAGTAGTAGACGATCCCTTATAAATGTACGTCTTACTTCTACTAAAGACAAACCGGATATCTAACTCAGGATGTTGCTCACGGATTAATAAATGCTTCTTCCTATCTTCAGCATCCCAGACACCCTTAGTTTCTATAATGATGCCATTAGGCAACACGAAATCAGGGGTATACTTGTGAGTACTCTGAGGAACGACATACTCTAAGTACTGTTCCTCATAGTGTGGCTCAATAGAAAAGGACTTGAGGAAGTCTGAATTCTTCTCCTCAAGTCCTGATCTGTAGGTACCCGCGTTGTGCCTTTTAGCTTTGCTGTATGCTGCACTGCGGGTGGTCATTAGATACCACCAAAGACGTACTTAAAGTAATAATTCTTAGGATCTCGCTTCTCTTCACTGCCCTTATCAAAGATAGGAGATCCATTAGCGTACTTGAAGGTAGGTTCAGCACCATTAAGCGAAAAGTACATGTAACCAATAAAGAGGCTACCATCTTGCACGCTAGAGGCATCTACAGGAATACTTTCTACATCTTCACAGTATTCCTTATAGACATCCTTATGCATCAGCATGACTGCAACAAAGTCACAGTCGATATCTTGCAGCACATGATCAGGGAGTTTAATGGTGCATGGGTTCCAATCATAGAGATCGAAAGTAGGTTCCTTTTGTTCCTCTTTAAGTTCCTCAATGTTAGTCTTAAGACCCTGCACAACATCCTGCATCGTAGCAAGAGTAGATTGAGCCATATCAATGCGGTTATCAAGTTCTTCCAAAGTAATCATCTTAGGTACTCCCTAGTAATTATTAAAAATCAGTGGCTCCAACAGCCTTACGTGATTCTACTTCATCTTCATCGAGGCTGTCAAATGGTGCCTCTTCCTTGAATGCCTCATAGCCTTCCTCTTCAGCAGAGAAGCCGTAGTCCTCTGCAGATGAACCACCGAACTCGTTAAGCTTAATCACTTGGACTGCAACCGGTCGAAGGCTAAGGCCAACCTGCTTAGTTGACTGCATGAAGTAAGGTGCTGCAGTGAAGCTAAGACGAATCACTGAATCACGACCTACATTGACGTCAATAGGCTTGCCCTTAGAATCAAAATGGGCAATCTTAGCGTTGACTGTAGATCCATCCTTTTTCTTGATTACAGCATTCTGCTTAAACTTGAGGTAGACATTACCTTCTTCATCTTCAAAGTAAAGATCAGACTTATGGATCTTTTTCTTATTCATCGCATTGGCTTCAGAGACCGCTTCATCGAAAGCCTTGTTCTGAATAGCCTCAAGCTTCTCAATGAGCTTCTTAAGTTCATCAGTCATACCCTCAAAGCGCATAGTGACACTAAAGACACCTTCAGGATTGAACTTCATATCAGGCTCCTTCAGGTGTGGATACTGAGCAAAGCCCTTCGGAGTAGTGTAACGTTCGATCATTTTAAATGGTTTCCTTGTTTAATTAATTAAGTAAAGGTTACTAGAGAGGTTCCTTGGTTCTCTCTAGTAATGCAGATTATATTATCAAATACTAGCAAAAAGCATACATAGACTGCTTAACTACATCAAGGTCTAGGTTGCCGTGCTTGGGGATAGGAGGAAGTTCTTTAGCTTTCTTAGGAGACAACATATTCTCTACCTGATCATGAAGATCCTGAAGCACATCATTCTGCTTGTAGGTCTCTGCAAAGACTTGTCTTACCAGAGAGAACATCAGATCCCCTTGACCCGCAGGACAACCATAAGAATCATGAATCATAGCAAACTGATGGATCCCTGCGTCAACACAAGCGTCTACAGTCAACATGAGGTGACTTGCATCCATGCTGTGGACGTAATTAGGAGCAATGCCTTGCTTCTGCTTACGGGAATCAATTTCACCAAGGTCTTCAGAGACACTAATCTGAAAGGTCTCACCTGCTTCCTTAGCTTCATCAGGAGCACCCGATTCATCAGACACATGAATAGTTCCACTGCAGAAGGTCTTAAGTTTCTTTAGGCGAACCTTAGGATACCTTTGACGAACTAAGAAACCACTCGGAGTTACCCATTGTGTAGGAAGGTTCTCTCCGTTGATATTCTTGTCCGTAGCGAGTAGTCCTGAGGCAGTCTGAAGCCAGTCCATAGCTTCTCTAGCTTTGACAACAACTTCACCTAATGAATTCCAAATCTTATCTGCCATATAGCTAGCAGATTGTCGTGGTTTAGAGAATGCTAAAGGGTGATGATCTAGACAAGGATAGATAGTGTCTTCAAGGATCTGCTCAGTAAAGCCAAACTTTTTCGCTCCGTATGAAAGTGTCATAGTTGGTCTCTTGGTTACCTTACGAGTAACTCCATAAGCAAGCCACTCCTTAGCGAGAGCCTTAGTACCCTTAGAGACATACTCTTGACCATCATCGGCAGTCTTTAGTTCGTCTTCAGTGCCATCAATGGCATCCTTTTGCAATACCTTCTTAACGTGCTCAGCGACAATGCCATAGATATCGTGAACCTTCTCATCAGGCACGAGGTTAACTGCAGTACCCCCAATTTCATCTTTAAGCATAGCTGAGAAGTGCTGGATACCACTGCAAGATCCATCGAATGCAACAGGGATATGAGACACATAATCTGTACCTTGTTCCATGAAATCAGCCCACTCAAAGCAGAATGCAAGGAATTCCCAAGGACTGTCTGTTTCAGTCCATTCAAGATATGTAAGAGGATCTTTAGCTGTCCTGAGGATCAACTCAGAGTTCTCATAGACCCAAGCAATACGTTCCTCTAAGGGCTTCTTATCGAGACCATAGCAGTTAGCACCTTGGATAGCTAACCAAGCTACCCCCGAATCTCCTAAAGGCGCACCATCGGCAAACTCAATAAGACTCTTGCAGAAGTCAGTGCCCTGAGGATTCAACAGTGGCAATGGATAGACACGTCCACGGAAGTCAAGATTATGAGGAAAGTAGATACGTTCATAGTCTTTGTAGATATCAGCAAGAGCAAGCTGAGCATTCACTGCATAACGCTTAGACTTACGCTTATTGTCACGCTGATAGTAGATAACCATAGACTTACGCCATTCTTTCTGAACATTAGGATCCTTATCTGCTGCCTCTGGGCGCACTGGAGGCTCCTCAGGTTCCGCCAAAGGCATATCAAGTCCCTCAGGGATATGCTTCCACTTAGAGATCTCCTGAGCTACCTTAAGTACCCTTTGATTGATCCTCCAAGGGGTCTCTTGGATAGCGTTAACAGCCTTGTAGACGTCAGGCATATCGAGATCTCCATAGAGATCCATAACAGTCTTTTCATTAAGACGAACTAAAGGAATAGGTCTCTTGAGATTGATGTAATAGCCTCCGTTGATAGGATTAGTCCACGGCTTTGGAGGGATGATCATAGGTCTGTTCTTGAAGAGCAAATCAGCCATTTCCTTATCATTGTGAGCTATATACTGGACAATCTCAGGAGCTATCTCAAAACGGTAGGTGATGTTATAGCCCCCACTCTTGGAGTACTTAGAGATCTTACCCAGACCTGTAGACACAATGAAGATATCAATTAACTTCATGCCTAAGTTAACTCGTACAGAATCACTCCATTTCTCCCACTTCTCTTTACGTCCTTCATCAGAAAGATAGTTGTCCTTTGCTCGCACAAAAGCTTCCTTAAAAGACATACCAATACGCTTGTTTAGATTGACCTGAAATTGAGACTTCTCTTTCTCAGACAAAGTAGACAAAACATCTTGGAACTTAAGCTCTAACTCTAACTCAGTCCCTAGTTCCTTCGCAAGGGACGTAAGGTTTATCTGAGGAATAGCATTAGAGAGAATAGCTCTCAGAGACAAGAAAGCAACATGCTCAATCTCTAACTGCTTTAAGACAACTGCACAAATATGGCGTTTCCCCGGTTTACCTGAATCAGATTTAGTGTAGAAATCTTTTAGTCCCTTACAAAAGGCCGGAAGGGCTTCCTTAAGTAAAACTTTAGTTGTACCAGTGTCAGCTAAAGTTTTATTCTCTCTGGCCTTATTAATTTTAGACATGAAAGCTTGATAAGCTAAGTCTTTACTTTCAAGCTCTAATTCTATTTCTTTATCGACTAAATGCTTCCCATATTTAAGACATAACTCATCATACCCTACTTCATTAATTCGAATAGAGTTAATAGCTTCTTTAGTGTCCATTTGGTTTCCTTTAGTTAACTTTAAGTTATCTTTAGTTAGTCTTTAGATTAGTATCTATAGTAATAACCTACTTGATTAATCATTATAGTTATATTCATTATTATAATCTTATAAGTTATTATTATAGTTATAATCATTAAAGTCAATATCTATAGTTCTCTATAGTTTATCTTTAGGTTATCTTTAAGTTAACTATAATCCCTTGTCTCCCTCTGATTTGATCTACATCAATGTCTTATCCTACCTCTCTCTAGGAGTGGAGATTATATTTTTTTTCTTGACCTAGATCAATATTAATATAATCTCCCCTAATGACAACCTTAGATCTCAGTTGTCTACCTTAGATTCTCAGGGGTTAATCAAAGGTTGATCATAAAGAAACCTATTTAGAAACTCTTTATAAGCCTCATACTTCTCTAGGTCTTTCTTACCAGATTCTCCGTTTTTATGTCCAGCCCTATAGGCATATTTGATCATGTTTCCTTTACAGAAACCTACGAATTCCTCAGAAGAAAGAATCTCTTTCATTAATTCAATAGGCTGAATTAATCCTTGATAATGGGCTTGATCCTCAGGCTTTCCACTATCTTTATTAATCCATTTGTCATCACATTGCTTCATAGTTGTCTCCTCTTTCTTACTCATTAGTTTAACTATTTCTTCCCATAAATGATCATTATTGTAATATGACATAGAATTCAGTTAAATCGATGTTGTCTTTATGTTCCTCATAGTACTCTTTAGAGTAAACTACAGAGGTTTCTTTATGAATTAAATACCAAATCATATAAGTTATTTCCTGCATAAGTATTGTTCAATTTCTTTCTCAAGAGTATCCAACAGCTCAGCATACTTCCCATAGGAGAGCTTTGAGTTATCTCTGAGCATATTGAGGTAGTCTACGGCAGATTGTGCCTTGGTGAATACGACTACACTCAATGTGTTCTCATCATAGAGTTCAATAGGTATTGTCTTACGAACACTGATGGTTGTCCCTTTACTGCCTAAGTTGGTTTGAAATGTGTGAATAATGACATACATGTTGTGGTTTCCTTCTTTAGGTTGCTCTATAGAATGGCCGCAGAGGCCTCAGAATTGCTTCAGGTTAAACGATAGGGCACTTGGTGGTATGTTGGCCTTACCAGAGTGCCTATCGTCGATCCTGAGTGAAATCTGAGTGGCTTTTCATTCCTCCTCTTCTTTCTTGAGCGTTTCAGCGGCGTCCAAGATATCCCCAACGGTCTCAGGAGAGGCATTTTCAAGGGCAATCTTGAGTTCACTGAATGTCTCTTCAGAGATTTTGGGCATATCTTTAGCAAGTTGCTTTAGGGCTACCACAAGGCAAGCATCCTCAACATACTCCCGCATAGCCCCTTCTTCAGTAACTACCCAAGCCTGCTGGGCTAGTTTATAGAGGTCAAAGTTAACTGAATCGATGCCGTATTCACGAGCTGTATCATTGATCTCTTCAACGTGTTCCCCAATCCACTTGTTCAGATCATAATAGTAAACAGGGCAGAGATTATCGGCAGTCTCAAAGATCAGGTCATCAATATGTGCTTGCTCCCCTGCAGTTTCAAGTGCCTCCACAAGGTCTCCAAAATAAGTGTCTGCATGGTGGCTTTCCAGTAAGTCCTTGATCAGCGTTGTAAGAGGAATGAGCTTAGTGTGTGTCATGATGTTGTCTCCTATAGACATTTGGTTATTAATTAGTGCTTGTAATCTTTGATTACTTCTTACTTTAGCACACTCTCTAGAGATTGTCAAGTGTGCTATATAAGGACTAACCCTGTAGGTACCACTGCTTAGATAGACGTCCAAGATGTGTAGTACTTGCGGATCTCTTCAAGACCATAGGCTTCCTTGCAGACCTTCCCAATCACCTTGAGGGTGCTCATCTCTTCAGCTTTTTGTTTGTGAGCCATAGCGAAGCCTAGCAATCTGTACTCGAAATCATGAAAGTCCTCTTCAGAGCCACTGTAGACAACCTGCCAGACTGCTCGCCTGTGTTGGACAACAGTGATAGTCATTGATTCAGCATCACTGATGATCCGTGTATGTGAATTAAAGTTGAACTGCAACATCTTGTGTCTCCTATGTGTGTCATTTGCTAGTCATTTGCTAGTCTTTAGCTAGCTATTGCTAGCGATGAGCACACTATAGCAACTCACAAGGAACATGTCAATCACCATACCATGAACATGGGATACCCTAGGGTTAACCACAGGCTAGCTCGCTAGCACAGGTACACAAGTTAAGCAACAGCTAGCTAAAGACTAGCAACGGTACACAAGTTAAGCAACAGCTAGCTAAAGACTAGCAACGGGGCACCTAGGCACAGATTGTATATAATATAGGTATTAATACTTATATATCTAGAAAAAACATAGATACCCATAGATACCCATAGCTAGCCTCTAGATCCCCATAGATCCAGTAGGTATCATGAAAAAACAATAGCCTTAGCCTTGAGTATACCCATAGATACCCACAGGTAAACACAGGTATACACATCCCCATAGGCACACCTGAGGTAAACCCGAGGCACCCCCACGGGGGACTATGGGCACAGGTCTATATTAATGTGACCCCTTACAAATTTATTATAAAATTCTAATAGGTAAGGACATAATCATCCTCCCCTTAGTTAGCCTATAGTTAGCCTATAGTTAGCCTATAGTTAGCCTATAGTTAGCCTATAGTTAGCCTATAGTTAGCCTATAGT